CTGTGATATAATATTATTTATAATAAAGTAATTAATAATCTTTAATAATAAATTATATAATTATATCTTTGATAATAACTAGAAATTTAACTAAACTATGGATTTAAAATCAGAAAAGGCTAGGAGTCTGACCAAGAATCAGGTCTTTGAAGAACTTAACAAGTATTTTAAAGAGCAGATAGAACTGTCACAAAGAAAATGTATGGATGAGTCTAATTTTTCTCATCCTGCATGGTCTGAGTTACAAGCCTATCAACTTGGATTACAAAAAGCATTTACAAAGGTTCTAAATCTCATACCTGACCAAGGAGAGCAATAATGAGTGAAGAAACATTAAACGAACAAACAGAGCCTAGTACTAACGAAGCTCCTGTAGTAGGTACCTCAACAACAAAATTTGAAATTCCGACCGAAGCTCAAGAGTTTGTAGGCGAGGGTAAGAAGTATAAGAGTGCAGAAGATGCTCTTAAATCAGTTCCTCATGCACAACAGCATATATCCACATTAGAACAAGAGTTGGCTGCTGTAAAAGAAGAACTATCTAAGAGACGAACCACTGAAGAACTTCTTGATGAAATAAAGTCTGGCGTTCAGCCTGAGCGGACTGCACAGTCGCCTGAATTAGATACAGATAGATTAGAACAATTAGTTTCACAAACTTTAGAAAAGCGTGAGATGCAACGAAGTGCAAAACAAAATGCTTCTTCAGTAGCTAATAAGTTTACTGAGAAGTTTGGCGATAGTGCACAAACAGCATATGACCAAATTGCTAAAGATAATGGATTAACTGTTCTGCAATTAAATAACTTAGCTGCTACTTCCCCAAGTGCGGTTCTAAGACTGGCAGGACTAGATGGTAAAACAGCTACTACAATTGCTAAACCAACTGGTACTGTAAATACTCAATCTTTACGAGGAAATCCAACAGATGAATTATCTGCTAGAGTTCCACGCGGAGCGAGTACTAAAGACTTAGTAAACGCTTGGAAAGCTGCTGGCGAAAAAGTAAAATCTAAATATAACTAAGGAGACTTAAATGTCACAATTAACAGGAAATACTACAGCTTTTATTGAAGCTCAACAGTATTCTCAGTTCATCCTTGAAAACTTACATGATTACCTGTTGCCTGAAGGCATGTGGCGAGATGTATCTGACTTCGGTTCAGGTACAACTTTAAACATCAAAACAGTTGGTTCTGTAACAATTCAAGATGCTGCTGAAGATACACCTTTAAACTACTCACCTATTGATACAGGTACATTACAACTTACAATTACTGATTATGTTGGTGATGCATGGAAAGTTTCAGATGACTTGCGTGAAGATGGTTCACAAGTTGATTCATTAATGGCTATGCGTGCTATGGAATCTACTCGTGCTCTTGGTGAAAACCACGAATCACGTTTCTTATCAGTAGCAAACCTTGCTCAAACAGCAGCAGGTGTAAACTTAGTAAACGGTCGTCCACATCGTTGGGTTGGTTCTGCTGCATCTAATGCACGCACTGTCACACTACAAGACTTTATCTCTATGAAACTTGCTTTCGATAAAGCTAATGCTCCTGCTAGTGGTCGTATTGCTATCGTTGACCCAGTTGTTGAAGCTAGTCTAAATAGTATCTCTAATTTAGTTAGCGTTTCTAACAACCCAATGTTTGAAGGTATCGTTACTGAAGGTTTTGCAAAAGACCATAAGTTCGTTAAAAACATTTTTGGTTGGGATATCTACACATCTAACTTCTTACCTACATTGACTGCTGCAGAAGCTATTGATGCTTCAGGCTATGGCTTGACATCTGAAACAGCAGCTATTGGTGATAAGGCTAACGTATTTATGTGTATTGCCGATGACTCATGTAAACCAGTTATGCATGCATGGAGACGTGCTCCGCAAACTGAAGGTTGGCGTGATGAAGAAACTCGTTCTGATAAGTTCCAAGTAACTTCTCGTTTCGGCTTTGGTGCACAAAGGGTAGATACTCTAGGTGTTATTCTAACTCATCCATCAAATTACTAGGAGATTATTATGGGATTTGAAATTGATGCAAAACGTGGCGTTGCAAACCACTACGGAGTTAGAACTACTGATGGTTCATTAGGTGCAGGTGCTTGTGATGACTTGTATAAATGGGCTGTATGGGATTTTGATTACAACAATCTTCCAACATATGGTTCTAATAATCTACAACAAGTAGTTCCTGCAAATGCTACTATTGTTTCTGCAGAATTAATTGTAGATACAGCATTTACATCTACATCTACAACAACTGATTTAGTAGTTGGCTTATATACAGCAGCAGGTGATGCTATTGATGCTGATGGTTTAATTGCTGCTACTGATGCTACTCAAACAGCTATTCTTGTGGAAAATAGTCGCATTGTTGGTGCTGGTGCTTTAGTTAATAAAGGCATTGGTGCTGCAGCAGGTGAACTAGTTGTTGCAGGTACTGACACAGACCTATTAACAGGTGCTGGTCGTGTAATTGTGAAATACGTCTACAACAAGTAAGACCTCGAAGGAGGGTACTTTTTCTCGGAAGTGCCTTCCTTCCCTAATTTAATACAAGGAATTTAGAATGACAATTCAACATAATATTATTGCTGACCCTGATATTCATGAGCCCAAGGGAGTAGCGACTGCTGCAAGCAATAGCATTTATGTAGCAAACGGAAGTGGCTCAGGCGTTTGGACAGTACCAGCACCTTTAGCAGGTTTTCCATCAGCTCTTGATGGGCACGTATTTATTGCAGATGGAGCAGGAGGAGGTTCTTGGACCTATCCTGTAGAAGGTCAAGATACTGCTTTAGATGGACAAGTATTTATATCTGATGGTGCAGGTGGTGGTGCATGGGCTTCTCCTACAGACCATCCTATTGCAGAGATATACGTTGCAGGAGGTACGACAGTACATACTTTAGCTGCTGCTAGTGCTTATACTTTACTAAACCCTGTAGGTGAGTGGACAGAAGGAGTTACTAATGTTCTAACAACTACTGCAGGAAGTGGACATATCAATTTAGAGAAAGCAGGTAATTACTACATTAGTTTTTGGGCTAACTTTACAACAGCCTCTATTGCTACAGGAAGTGCCTATACATTTAAGTATAGTTTAGATGGAGTACTTTCAACAAGATTGTTTCAAATAGCTAAGTTTACTAACGGAGCAGACCAAGTAGCAGTATCCGCATCTGGAATAGTAACAGCAACAGCAGGTCAAGAACTTGCTATATATGCTGCAGGTGATGGTACTTCAAGTTCTACAAATATAACAGTTACTGAAGCAGGGTTACAAGCCTTGTATTTATCATAGGATATTATTATGGCTAAGATGACACTACTTGACATGACCCAAAACATTTTATCTGATATGGATTCAGATGAAGTAAACAGTATCACAGATACTCAAGAGGCTCTTCAAGTAGCAACAATTATTAAAACTACTTACTATAATATTATTGATGGTAGAGACTTTCCTTTTCTTTATGAAATGTTTCAAGTTAATGCTGTAGGAGGTACTGCAAGACCTACACACATGAAACTACCTGAAGATATTATTGATTTAAAGTGGATTAAGTACAATAATAAAAAACTATCTGATATTAAAAATAAGTATGAGAAAATAGAGTATAAGACTCCTGAAGACTTCTTACAAATAACAGATAGTAGAGATAGTTCTGCTTCAGATATCTTAGTTGTACAAGACTCTAGTGATATTCGAATTAATGTTTATAATGACAGAGGTCCTAAATACTTTACATCCTTTGATGATGAGAACTTAGTATTTGACGCATATGACTCAGTAAAAGAAACAAACTTAACTGAAGATAGTACACAAGGCTATGGTAAGCGTTCCGTTACATTTTCTTTAACAGACTTATTTACTCCTGACCTTCCAGTACAAATGTTTAGTTATTTGCTTTCAGAAGCTAAGTCAACAGCTTTCTTAACATTAAAACAAATGGCTAACCAAAAAGCTGAACAACAGTCTGTATCACAAAAGCGTAGAATGTC